ACGGGGAACTTTGCCAGCTGCTTGATGAACGACTGTGCCCAGCCTACGGGCTGACCGGGGTTTTTTGACGACTCCGGAATCCACAGAAGTCCAAGCTCCAACGTTGGCGCGGCCTGGTGTGCCCTTGACACCTTGTCCGCTTGACCGGGATTGTAGCCAATGGCTGGAACCTTGGCAAGGCGCAAGTCCTGCAGCAAGGACTGCCCGCTGGCTTTTGCCTCGACCAAAATGCGGTCGGGGCGCCGGCCCTTTGTTGGCATGCCTGCTTTGGAGCTGTTGTCGGCCCCGTACTCGCTGGACCAGTCCTTGATCACCTTTGCGCGCAAGTCCGGGTACCCGAGGTGCTCGTCCCAGGCGTCAAGCAGCATCGCGTTGCGCAATCCCCTGTGCGTGAACATCCCCCAGACGCTGCACGCGGTCGGGTCGCCGGTCGTGCGCTCTGTGAACGCGCAGTCATAGGACTGCAAGATGTACTCGAACTGCGGCAGGCGCGTAGCGGCCGGCCAGAACCCAAAGTTGTCGGTCTTCAGAATGCCCCCGCCAACCGGTGACGGGTCTTGCTGCAGCTGTCCGGACGCGCCGTAAGTGCCCAGCAGCTGCTTGAGCTTGGTCACCTCTTCAGGGCCAAAGCGCTCGGGGCATATCAGCTCACCTTTTTCGGTGCGCGGGTCGTAGTGCCCAAGCATGGTGCGGCGCTTCTTGCCGTCCCACTCGGCCGGAATGCAGACGTGCTCCCAGCCGCCGATGTCGTTGATGATGTGGCCGCTGATGTCCTTCTCATGCAGCCGCTGCATGACCGTCACCATTGCGTCGGTCTTCGGGTTGTTCAGCCGCGTGGACCAGACCTGATCGAACCACTCAAGGGCCGTTTCGCGCATCGCCTCGGACTGCGCGTCTTGCGCACCGTGGGGATCGTCCAGGATAAGGCGCGAGCCGCCCTCGCCGGTGGCTGTGCCGCCGACGGAGGTGGCAAGGCGGTACCCGGTCTTGCCGTTTTCGAAGCGCTGCTTGGCGTTTTGGTCGCCGGCCATGCTGAACATGTGCCCCCAGCGAGACTGGTACCAAGGCGACTGGATCAGGCGACGGGCTTTCAAATTGTCGCGGATGGACAGCGTGCCCGAGTACGAGGCGGCCAAGAACTTTTGCTCAGGCTGGGCGATCCACTCCCAAGCGCACCAAGCCACGGACACGATGGTCGACTTCGAGTGCCTGGGCGGGATGTTGATAAGCAGACGGTGAATGTCCCCGCAGCTGACAGCCTCCAGGTGCTCGCAGATGGTCTCAATGTGCCAGCTTGGCACGAACGGCACGCCGGGCTCCATGACGTGCCAAGCCTGTTTGACAAACTCGTACAGGCTCGCTCCGGCCCTTCGCCGGGCCTGCTCCTTGGCAATCAAGTCCAGCATCACTGCCGGAGAAGCGCCGGAGCTCATCCCTTGTTGATCGCCTCGTGCAGCAAGCGCACGGCGTCGTGCTGGGCGTTGACCAGCCGCTGATCAGCGTGGCCCGTCTCGCCCAGCGCCTCGGCCTGGGCCCGGCACTGCCGGGCAAAGGAGTCCAGCAGCTCCAAGATGCGGGCGCGCTCGTAAGCGACCATGGTCTCGCCGTGGGCGGCAACCAAGTCTTCTGGGTACAGCGCCTGGAACCGGCCCTCGTGGTCAAGCAGCGCAGGCAAAGGGGAATCGGGCAGGGTTGGTTTTTGTGTGGTCATTCGTCTTTACCGTTTGCTTTCGACATTAACGATTGCATTTGTTCAAGCTCGGAGTCGCTGAGGTTTTTAAAATCAACGTTCGCTATTAAAATTGGTGAGCCGTTTTTACCGGTGTGCTCTAGGTGCTGCGTTTCGCGCCAGCCCAGCTGGGTCGCACCCCAGTACCGCATCATTCCGGAGTCGCCGGAGAGGACCTTCTGAAAAATGCTTTTAGCCGCCTGTGCATTTGCCTTGGCCTTGCCTTTGACCAGCTCGTCTTTGAAGTGCGCACGCAGGGTGTCCAGGCTGATGCCGTCCCGGATCAGGGCTGAAATGTGCTCATGCGACAATCCGTAACCTGAAAGAGCCTCCACCTGTTTGCGCTCCTGCTCGGTCGGCACAAAGGCTGGCCGACCGGCTCCAGGCCGCGCTCCGCCCTTGTTTTTGGCGACCCCGGGGGGGTTAGTGGGTTTTTCAAGCGGTTTTGGCTTCTTGGTTGCCATTTTTCACCTCAGCAAAAGTTTGTCCGGTTGCTGCCAAAATGGCTTGTTTTCCGGTGAACTGCTCCCAGCGCGTCACGATGACGTCGCAGTATTTTGGATCTAACTCCATAACCCTAGCGATTCTGCCGTTTTTCTCTGCAGCAATCAGCGTCGTGCCCGAGCCGCCAAAGCTGTCGAGGACTTGGTCGCCGCCCTTTGTGTTGTTGAGCATCAGGTACTCAAACAACGCCACTGGCTTCATGGTCGGGTGCTCACCGTTGCGCGTGGGCTTGTCGAACTCAAGAATGGTGGTCTGCTTGCGATCCGTCGCCCAAAGGTTCCCGGCGCCCTCTTTCCATCCGTACAGGCAGGTCTCGTGCTTCCAGTGGTAGTCCTGCCGGCCCATCACCAAACTGGATTTTTTCCAAATCAAGCACTGGCGGACCTTCCAGCCAGCGTCTTGAGCGGCGCCACGGAAATTGTAGACCTCGGAGTCGGCGTGCCAGATGTAAAAAACCGCTCCGGGTTTCATCACCGCGTCGGCGGCGGTGTAAGAGTCGCGCAAGAACTGCCGAAACTCCTCGTTGCCCATCTCGTCGTTTTTGATGGTCAGCTTCTCTTTGGTTCCGCCCTCATAGGCCGCATTGTAAGGCGGGTCGGTCAGCCACATGTCCACGGCCTGGTCTTCGCAGAGCTTGGCCAGATCGTCCATGCTGGTGCTGTCTCCGCACAAAAGCCGGTGTTTTCCCATCACCCAAACGTCGCCGGGAACGGTAATGGGGTTTATTGGGGCCTCTGGCGCGTCGTCCGGGTCCGTAAGGCCCGCTTCGAGCTCCAGTGGCATCAGGGCATCAATCTCGTCTGGCGAGAAGCCGGTGAGGCCAACATCGAAACCGAGGTCCAGTAGGTCTTGGAACTCGGTAGCCAGCATGTCGTTGTCCCAGCCGGCGTTTAGGGCGAGGCGGTTGTCGGCGATGACCAGCGCCCTTACTTGCGTTTTTGTGAGGTGGCCGAGCCTGATGCAGGGAACCTCAGTCATCCCCAACTTTCGCGCCGCTTGAACGCGGCCGTGGCCAGCAATGATGCTGTTTTCTTTGTCAACCAAAATCGGGTTCGTAAAACCAAACTCCCGAATGCTCGCTGCAATCTGGGCCACTTGCTCATCGCTGTGCGTTCTGCTGTTTCGCGCGTAGGGGATAAGATTTTCGATGGGCAATTGCTCAACTTTGTCGGAAGGGTTTACGGTTAATGTTTCTGCGGTGATTTCTTGATGCAATTCAGTGGGCTGTTTTTTCATGCGGGCTCCGGTTTTGAAGGGGTGATTGTTTGGAGATGTTGATGGTTGCAAATTATGCAACATATGGCTCTGGCACAGGATTGCACAGGTGGTTTCGCCAAAAACCCTACTCCGCTCCTATTCTTCATTGCGCATGTGTGTGTGCGCACATCATGATTATAGGCGTTATATCCTGTGCATGGTTGTGCCAAAAGTAAAAAAGCTAATGAAATCAAAGGGTTGCAGCGGTTTTTTGTTGATGAAAAAAGCTGTGCCAACTTGCACCGGCACAGCTTTATCCTGTGCCAAACGTCAAAATCAAAAAGGATCGGCCTCCGTCTCCCAGTCATGGCGCAGTCGAATTCCGGTGTAAAGGTTTAATCTTGTGCCAAAACCGCTGTTGGCACCGGATGCATCGGCCTCGTATCCTGTGCCAACGGCCCGTGGTTGGCTCCGTTTTACGCCCGGGAATGCAGCCGAAAGCTGGCGACCGAACGAGACTTTTGTGCCGGCGTGGTCCCGCCCTTGAGCCTCGCACCAGGTCTTCCAGGCTTTGAAAAGTTCGTCCCGGTTGGCCTGGGCCTGCTCGCTGACCACGCAAACCTCCTGAACAAACGACCGGATGGGGCTGGTCTGGTCGACCAAATCGGAGGCCAGCTCGTCGGCCGAGGTGGGCCGCTGGAAGTAGCCGCGCTGGTTCAGGCGGGCCAAACCCTCGAGCGCCCAGATGACAATCCCGGGCAGCTCCTTGAGCAGGCGGGAGGTCAGGCCGTGATCTTCTTTGCCCAAAAAGCTGGTGTTGAACTTGAAGGGCAAGAAGCGGTTGGCCAGCGCTGCCGAGGCGTCTGAGAAGGCAGGCAGCTCGTTGGAGGCCAGCACGAAGCGGATGGCCATCTTGCCGGACCAGGCGGTCATATTCTTGCGGTCGATCGTGATCGTGTCCTCGCCTGAGATGCGCAGCAGGTTTTCAACGATCGGCTGCTGGTCGGCCCGGCCGGAGAGGCGGGCGTCGGAGATCATGGCCAGGCGCTTGCCGATCAAGGGCTGCAGGCCGAACTGCGTGCCCAAGGAGGCCAGGCTGGGGCTGACCCGGTTGGAGTAGCCGACCAGGGCCTCAAGGATGCGAAGGATGGTGCCCTTGCCGCAGCGCGGTGGGCCGATCAGCATGAACATTTTCTGCTGGACCGTGTCGTCGGTGAGCAGGTAGCCAAACATCTCGGCCAGGGTGGCGATCGACTCGGGATCGTCCGGCCAGAGGCTTTTGAGAAATTTCAGCCACTCGACCGGCTCTTGTGCGCCTGGGTCGTATTCAAAGTCCAAGGATGAGACACAGAAAAGCCGGTCTGTGGAGGGTTGGATTGTACGGGTCGGGTGGTGCAGAAAGCCGTTTTTGAAGGCCACGATCTCGTGCGGCGGGTGGTCCCCGGGCTGGGGCTCGATCCAGACCTGAGGCTCGGGCAGGTCGGCGTAGCAGACAGCGCGCAAGGCGTGGGCGACATCGTTGACGCTGGAGGTCTTGGGGTTGAAGGCCACCTCCTCGCTGAAGCCCGTCTTGGGGTTTGTTTTTAAGGTCAGGCACTTGGCCATGAAGTGATACAAGCGCTGGTCGATATAGACCCGGTCCCGGGTGATGTAGCGCGTGGTGTCCCAGCTATAGAACTCGCCGCGCCAGTGAATGATGCGGCCCTTCTCGGGCAAGGTGTCGTGGAACAGCTCAGCAGACTTCATCGGGGAGCTGATAAAAATCATCGGCTGCTCGTTATCGTCGGGCGGCGTGCGGTCGAGCTTTTTAGGGGGTTCGGACGGCGGCGGGGTCATGCCGGCGT